TAAAAGCTAAAGAAAATAAAGATCTAAACTTAACAGAACAAAAAAGAAAATATTCAGACGAACGTAAAAGATTTGATAATCAGAATAACTTTATTAACTCCGGATTATTTATACAGGGACTAAAAAATGGATAAACAATTATTAGTAGATTATACACCATTTGAAGTTTCGCCTACACAAATTAATGAATCATTAACACAAAATAATGGAAAGTTAGTAGTAAAGGGCGTTCTTCAAAGAGCAGAAGCAAAAAACCAAAATGGTAGAGTATATCCAATGGAAACTTTAATGCGTGAAGCAAAAAAGTATGCAGGAACATATATTAAAGAGAGAAGAGCCTTAGGAGAATTAGATCATCCAGATTCATCAGTAGTAAATTTGAATAACGCTTCTCATAATGTATTAGATATGGGATGGAACGGAAAAGACCTAGTAGGGACAGTTGAAGTATTAAGTACTCCATCTGGTAATATATTAAAAGAACTTTTCAAATGTGGTATTAAGTTAGGTATATCATCAAGAGGAATGGGTTCTGTAAAAGAAGTTATGAGGGAAAGTGGAGAAACATTAGAAGTACAACCAGACTTTGAATTAATTGCATTTGATTTTGTTTCTAATCCATCAACCCATGGAGCTTTCCTTTCTCCAGTTAATGAATCAAAAGGAAGCATTTCTGTAAATAAATTTGCAGGAATAGAAAGAATAATAACTGATATAATAACGGAGTTTTAAAATGGCATTAGAAAATTTACAATCAGCATATGGTCCTTATAATAAAAAAGGAAATAAAGGAACTGGTGAAACAGTTGACACATTAGCATTTGAAGGTGCTAAAAATACAGGCCATGAAGGGTCAAAAAGTAAATATCAAACATCAGAAAAGAATGGAGCTAAACCAACTGGTCCAGATGTATTTGGAAATATACCTGCAGAAAGATCATTCGAATAGAGAATAGATATGAAACTAAAAAAATTATTAGAAAGTACTCCTGGATTTGAAAATAGAAAATTTGGCGACAAATTACCTACATTAGGTAGTGTTCAAAAAGCGTATCAATCTAAGAAAGGATTAAAGGAAGAAGAAGGAATGTTAGGACAAGCAGCTGATGGCAAATTTGATTATGATTATTTTATCGAACAAGTAGAAGGTGTTCAAGAGGTAGTAGAAGAAATGGAATATGAATTACTTCAAACATTAGATGGCTTAGCAGAAAATGATGAAGTGTATGGTATGGTTCGTGATAATGCAGAACAAAGTGCAAACCAAATAAGAAGATATATAAATGGCGCTGCTAAACAATTAGAAGGAATTACAAATCTTCTAGACAGAGCAAAAAGAAATGGAGATTACAATGCCTAAAAATTACGAAAAACAAATGATGAAACATATCCTTAATGAGAAATATCTTGGTGAGGATGAAGAAGTAAAAATGACTAAAGAAGATCGTAATACCTTTTTAGAAGCAGTCGGTAATTTTCATAAGTTAGGGGAGATGGTATATGCTAAAGGTGGACTACAAGAGGTCACCAAAACATTGCAAAGCGTGGTAGAACAGGCCGAAAAAGTAACTTTATCAGAAACAGAACATTGGTTTGATAATGTTACTACATCTAGGCATATGAAACAAATGAATGAAGCATTTAAAGTATTTGAAAAGACTTCAGGTGAAATGAATGGCCTACAACAAAGATTAGAATCTGCATATGAAGATATGGGTACTGTTTTAAATCGTTATTATAAAATAGGCGAATCTTTAAAATAACATTCTATATAATATATTAGGATAATTGAAAAAATCTTTTTATATTAATCATTATAAATAATAAATAAGTTACATGAACAAACACGAAAAAAGACAAAAGTCAATTTTAACTGGAGCAACAGGCGTTAAAGTTGTTCGATCAAAATTCCATCCAGAAGGTGATATTACATATGCACTAAGATCATTTAAAAAAGAAATAAAAGAGTGCGGAATATTAGATGAATTTAAAAGTCGTCGATACCATATTCCTAAATCAGCTAAACATAGGGAAAAGATGGAACGTGCTAAATATTTTCAATGGGTATCTGATCTAAATCAAGATTAAACTTATATTCTTACATTTTATTGGATTGATTTAATACTTTTAGTATATTTATTAATGAAACGATACCGTATCCCAATATACGGTCACTCAACTATTATATATTAGAGTACATTCGTACTCCTATTGAGGCTCCTAATAGCCTTATTCCGAATTAAATAAGAGGAGAAATTCAATGAACAAATTATTGAAAGAAGCAATTGCAGACGCGAAAGCCGTACGAGAAACTGCACTTGCTAACGCAAAAATTGCGTTAGAAGAAGCATTCACCCCTAGAATTCAATCAATGTTATCTGCTAAATTAGCTGAAGAAGAAGAAATGGAAGAAGAAATGGAAGACGAGATGGAAATCGAAGCTCCTGTTGAAGCTCCTGTGGAAGATCCTGTAGCTGCTGAAGGTAGAGGTATGAACGATGCTGATGAAGATCCAACTGATGTGCATTCTGAAGAAATGGCGCCTGAAGAAGAGCCTGTTGCTGAAGAAGGTAGAGGCGAAGAAGAGCCTGTAGCAGAAGAAGAAGATCTTGAACTTGAAGCTATCATCAAAGAGTTAGAAGATGAAATGGCTGTTGAGGAAGAAGCAGAAGCAACTGAAGAACCTGTAACTGAAGAAGAGGAAGCTGAAGAAGCTCCTGTAACTGAAGAAGAAGGATCTGAAGACGACGTCAACTTAGACGAGATCATCAACGCATTGAGAGAAGAAGAAGGTGAAGAAGAAGTAACTGAAGCAGCTGAAGAAGAAGAAGTTAACGAAACAGAAGAAAAAGAGCTTGAAGAAGCTTATAACGTTATCAAATTCTTAAGAAGCAAAATTAATGAAGTTAATCTTTTAAACGCAAAATTATTATTCTCAAACAAATTGTTTAGAAATCATTCAATGAATGAAAACCAGAAAATGAAAGTTATTGAAAACTTTGACAGAGCGTCTAACTTACGTGAAGTTAAATTAGTATTTGCTACATTATCTGAATCATTCAACTTGAATACTTCAAAAACAAAAAAATCAATCAAAGAAAGCTATGCTTCAAAACCTAGCCGCTCAACTGCACCAAGTAAGAAAATAATTTCTGAAGGTAATGATTTAGCTGCAAGATGGAAGAAGTTAGCTAATTTGTAAAAATTAATTAAAAAGGAGAGAAAAGATGAATATTAATTCATTACTACCTCAAGATACTAATGCTAATGCAAATGCTGTTGCAATCCAACTTGAAAAGAAGTGGGAAAAAACAGGTTTGTTAGAAGGTATTGGTAATGAGGTAGAAAGAAAAGGCATGGCGGTTCTATTAGAGAATCAAGCCAAGCAACTAGTTTCAGAAGCTAACGCAACTGGTACTGGGGGATCTGCTGAAGAATGGTCGGGCGTTGCTCTTCCATTAGTTAGACGTATCTTTGCTGAGATCGCTGCAAAAGATTTTGTAAGCGTACAACCAATGAACCTTCCATCAGGTCTTGTATTCTATTTAGATTTCAAATATGGAAATAAACAAGGAACAACAGGTACTGCAGGTGGAAATGATTTCTTAGAAGGATCAGGAAGAACTTCACAATTAGATTCTGTATTTGGTGTTACTGACAAAGCTAGAGGAAATGGTACTGATACAGCTGTTGAAGGTCTTTATGGTGCAGGTAGATTTGGATATTCTATAAATGATGTATCTAGTTCTACTTTAACACAAGAACGTCAGCCAGCTGCAGCAACTGCAATTACATCTACTAAATTTGCAACTGGATCGGTTGATGTTGCTGATGTTGGATTTAATTCAGAATGGTTAGCTGCTTCAAGTTCATTAACTCAACCATTAACTATTGAAATTTTGAAATCAGATATATCTGATGCAGATTTTGAAGGAATTAGAGGATTCAACTTAGTTAACGTAGCAAGTTCAGATGGAACTGGTCTTGTAACTGTTTTCCCTGAGTTTACTAAATTAGTAACTAGAGCTGGTGTTGATGATACAGTACAATTTGTAACTGATAATGTTACTTTTGATGATGCTGATACATTAGCTGTTGTATATCACAAAGCTCCAACTGCAACTGATAGAGGTGATTTTGAAGATGACAGAGCAATTAACTTAAATGGTGCTGCTGATAAAACAACATTAGACATCCCAGAAATCAATCTTGAAATGAGATCTGAAGCAATTGTTGCTAAGACAAGAAAGTTAAAAGCTGTTTGGTCACCTGAATTCGCTCAAGACTTGAATGCTTATCATTCAATTGATGCAGAAGCTGAATTAACTTCTATGTTATCTGAATATGTTTCGCAAGAAATTGACTTAGAAATTTTAGACATGTTAATGAACAATGCTCAAACGACTGCTTACTGGTCAGCAAGAATTGGATACAAGTATGATGCAGCTGTAGGTAACTTTGTTGATAATGCGACTGCAGGTCAAGCTTACAACCAAGGTACATGGTTCCAAACTTTAGGTACGCAAGTACAAAAAGTAAGTAACAAGATTCACCAATTAACTTTAAGAGGTGGAGCTAACTTCCTTGTTTGTTCTCCAACTGTTGCAACTATCTTAGAATCAATTCCAGGATATGCTGCTGATACAGATGGCGACAAAGCACAGTTTGCAATGGGTGTACAAAAAGTTGGTGCTATTAACAATAGATACCAAGTTTACAAGAATCCATATATGACTGAAAATGCAATTCTATTAGGATATAGAGGTTCTCAGTTCCTTGAAACAGGTGCTGTTTATTCTCCATATATTCCACTTATTATGACTCCATTAGTATATGACCCAGACAACTTTACTCCAAGAAAAGGTGTTATGACTCGTTATGCTAAGAAAATGGTAAGACCAGAATTCTATGGTAAAGTATTAGTTCATGGATTGAACCAAATTTAATAGTTAATATTAAATAATACTTATATATTAAAAGGCCCTCTTCGGAGGGTCTTTTTTTGGCTATATATGAGCTATATGATATTTATATAAAAGAGTTATATATGCCAAAACAAAATATTCAAAAATCTCCTCCAAAGGGAGCAATAAGATTTTCACTTTCATTATCGGACGAACAAAAGAGTGCAAAAACTGAAATATTAAAACATCCGTATAATTTTATTGTAGGTAAAGCCGGCTCCGGTAAAACATTGCTAGCTGTACAAGTAGCTTTAGATCTGTTTTTTAAAAAACAAATTAATAAGATAATAATTACAAGGCCAACTATATCTACTGAAGATAATGGATTT